GTATGTATGTAGAAGAAGGTATGACGGCAAAAGCTATCGCTGAGGCACTTGACACTACTCCACAAACAATCGGGAGATGGAAGCAAGGAATCCAAGGGGGCAGAGATTGGGATGAATTGCGAACGGAATTCCTTTCCGCTCCTAACAATGTGAAAAAGGTGTTAATGGATGAGCTTACAAAGCTATCAAAGGGACACGAGAGTACCTTGGATATTAAAGCCATTAAAGAGTGCGTATTGCTTATTGGCACTTTATCCGAAAAAGTATCTGCTCAAATGGTAATGACTGTCTTTAGAGAATTCGACACCTGGGTAGCTACGCAAGATCCGGAAATAGCAATATCATTTTTAGAATGGCACAAGACATTTCTGCTCTATAAAGCACAACAAGAAGTATAATGAATCAAGGGTTTAAACTTTCAAAATCATATGAAAAAATGCTTATCGCTTATGATGAGCACTGTAAGGGTATTGAACAAAGTACGGGTAGTGGATTAAATCCAAGCCAAACTCCGATCCAACGTAAAAAACAAAGAGAAGCGTGGGAAAAGGATTACATCACATGGTTTGAAGAATTCTTCCCACATTATGCAAAAGTTAAATCGGCTTGGTATCATAAAAAACTAGCCAAACTAATCATTGAAAACCCCGTTTGTGATGTCCTTGCAGAGATATATAGATCCGGAGCAAAATCTGTGCATATTGACTTAGGTATTCCTATGTATCTTTATGTGACGGGTGAGCTGAAATTTATGCTACTCTTTGGCCAAACTGACACAAAGGCAAAGAAGTTAATCTCTGACATCCAATCAGAAATGACCTACAACCAAAAAATCATTCACTTCTACGGAAAGAAATTCAAATTTGGTGACTGGTCAGATGGTGACTTTACAACCACCGATGGAGCCAAATTCATGACCTCTACACCGGGGCAATCTCCAAGAGGTTTGAGAGAAGGAACGGAACGCCCGGATTACATCGTTTTTGATGACGTTGACACCAAGCAAAGAGTCAATAATGATTTATTGAGCAAACGTCTCTTTGACTTTGCGTGGGAAGATGCCAAAGGAACATTTGACGAAGGTTCTAAATTCCGACGGTTTGTTGTAGCGAATAACAATTTCCACAAGAACACACTGATCAATCTTCTTAAAGAAGAATTCAATGCGATAAATAGAAAGCTAAAACAAGAAGGTCTTAAATCTACCTTCTTTGTATTGACCGTTCCAGCAGTTAAAAACATGACCACGTTTGAGCCTAACTGGCCAGAAAAAACAAGTGCAAAGTACTGGAAAAACAAGTTCATAACTACACCTTACAGGTCGTTTATGCGTGAATATATGCACTTGCATATTGTAGAAGGATCTATTTTTAAAAACGAACAAATTCAATTCAAAGCGCGAAGCAAATTCGCCAGCTATGACGCACTCGTTTTTTATGGTGATTTGAGCTACAAAGATTCTGGAGACTACAAAGCGATGGTTTTAGTCGGCAAACAAGGAAGAGAATTCCATGTTTTGACAGCTTATGTACGTCAAACATCACGATATAATACAGCGAAATGGCTGTATGAGTATGTAGAACAAAACAATTTGTTGAAATACAATGTGCAGTATTTTATTGAAGGTCTTTTTGCTCAGGACGAATTTGTAAGCGATTTTGATGCTGTGGGTGATGAAGAAGGTTGGTACGTTCCTGTGGTGGCTGACCAGAAAACAAAAGCTGGAAAATTTGATCGGGTGGAAAGTATGCAAGGTTATTTCCAACGAGGAAACATTTGGTTCAATCTTGCAGAAAAAGATTCCACCGACTTTAAAGAACTCATAGACCAACTTCTTGCCTTCTCCAAAGGAAGCGGTGCAAATGATGACGGACCTGATGCTCTACAAAGTGCTATAAGCAAAGCAAACGTTTCAGCATTAACGAATCAAACCCCAATGACAACTACCTCAAGAAAAGAGTTGATTTCAAAACAAAAAAACAGATACTAATATGGCATTTTTGACAGACGACGATTACAGCGTTTTAGTGAGAAACGAGATAAAAGAGATTTTAGTAGAGGACTATTCCGAAACAAAATTACAAGCAGCCCAACAAATGGCAATTGCTCAGGTGAAGAATTATTTATCTGGAAAGTACGACGTAGTAGATATTTTTGGGCAAAACGGACCCACAAGGAATAGTCACATTGTTATGATTGTTCTGGACTGTACACTTTATCACCTCTACACGTCAACCGTACCCAAAAGAATGCCTGAGATTCGATCCTTGCGCTACCAAGACGCAATCGATTGGCTCAAGCTAGTTGCAAGTGGACAAGCAACTGCTGATTTATCCTTGAAAAAGGATTTAGAAGGAAAGGAGTTTGATGAGATCAAATTCAGTTCCAAATATAAAGCAAGTAATAACAGGTGGTGACAATACCATTTAAACACCGTTTAAACTCAAAAATAAGACACTTAAATTAAATTGATATGGAAATACTCGGTTTTGATATTTCAGTTAAAAATAAAGGCGGTTTTGCGCTTTTCAAAAATGACAACAAAACGGCACGGAAAAATCCGAATATAATTAAACTGGCAGATTCATTTAAAGATAATTCGAGAAAGGATATCGACAAATGGAGAAAGGCTTTACGAGCAACTACATTTGTAGATCAGCCTCGCTTTAATTTTTACCACGATTTGATTGAAGACTTACTGACCGATGGTCACCTGCAGTCTCAAATTCAATTGCGAAAACTTTCCACGCTCAATACAGATTATAGGGTAATCAATGTCAATAGCGGTGAGGAAAATCAAGAATTAGACTATATTCTGAACCAACAATGGTTTTTTGAGTTTTTAGAAAAGTGCTTGGATTCGGTATTGTTTGGAACAACTCTTATAGAATTTCTAGAATTCAACCATGAGAGAGTGGTGTTTAATACATTGCCAAGACGAAACATTGTACCAAGTAAAGGATGGATTTTGCCCGACCTAACAAGTGATAAACACATTGACTATCGGGTAGATGAATTCAAACCGTGGTTGATTCAAATTGGAGGTGATTACGATCTGGGAGTTCTAAACAACATCGTGCCAAATTTAATTTGGAAGCGGAACGTAGCGCAATCCTGGGCTGAATTCTGCGAAAAGTTTGGAATGCCACTCATTACAGCGACTACAAATACCACCGATGCAAAAGTAATTGATAACGTGCATAATATGTTGATTACGCTAGGAGAATCGGCTTTGGGTACATTCCCACCAGGTACGGATATTAAATTCCAAGAAGCCAATAGAACGGATGCTTTTAATGTTTACAAACAGTTTCTACAAACCAATACAGACGAAATAAGCAAACAACTGGTTGGATCCACCATGTTAAGTGACATGGGTTCTAACCGGTCTCAAACAGAAGTTCACGAACGTTCACTGGACAACAAAATTGCACAGGCTGACAAACGACTCATCCAGTTCATTGTGAATGATCAGTTGTTTCCACTGCTTAGAATGCACGGGTACAAAATTGACGACAATGACCATTTTGAATTCAAAACAGCGGAACAAGAAATGGAATTGCCAGCACTCTGGAATATTACAAATGGATTAATAACCAATGGCTATGAGGTACAGCAAGAATGGATCAGTAAAACCTTTAATATACCCATTGAAGGAAAAAAAAAAGTTCATGGACTGATTAGAGAAAGCGTAATAATCCCTAACAGCAATGCAAAGGCTATGTTCTTTCCAAGCCAAAGAAATGCGAGATATGACTTTTCGTGTAATTGTGGCAATCATGTTCAGGCTGTAGGCAAGCCAACGCAAGCAGAAATTGACAAGTTCTCTGATCAGCTTGTTGAATATATTTTTGAAGGAAAAGACACTTTGGGCATTGAGGCCGGACTTATCAGCAGTGAGGCCAATTTACTTTTACAAGCACTAAGGGACAATTTTAAAACCTTTAATGCTTGGGAAGGTGAAGATCATCTTATGCTTCAAATGATGGAGTATAATTTATTTGAATTCGCTGCGGGTAAAACAGAATCTCGTTTGGCAGCAATGACAGATTTGCTCTTTGATGAAAACAAAGAAATAAGAAGCTTTTCTTCATTTCGTGCGGAATGCGATAGAATAATGGAAGACTACAACCACAATTGGTTAGAAACGGAATACAATCTTTCCATTGCGGTGGGTCAAAACTCAGCGCGTTATGTAGAATTCATGAGCGAAAAGGACACCGTCACTTCTTTTGTGAAGTACCAAACTGCAGGCGATGATCGAGTAAGGACAGCTCACCAAGCCTTGGATGGAAAAGTATTCAATCTAAATGATCCAGCCGCCATGGACCTATGGCCACCCAATGGTTTTGGATGCAGATGTGAAATGGTTCAATATTTAGGTGATAAAACAGAAGCTATGAGTGGAGAAAAAGCCAAAAACCTCATGTACTCATCCGATCCGAAATTTCAAGATTCTCAATTTGAAATCAACCGGGGGAATTTAAAGCAAGTGTTTACCAATGAGCAGTTTTATGCAGACAATAAGAAGATGACCCATAAGATCAATGACATGACTTTTGATAAATACATGGACTTTAACGGTGACCAATTGCTAAAGCCCTGGGCTGATTTTAAAGAGAATTTAAAGGATATAAAGCTTGACAAAACCATCACCGGTGAAAACGTGAAAGAACTGTTTAAAAAGGTCAAAGGAAAAGACTATATGGGATTTGAAGATTATGCTGGTAGAAAGATGACTATGAGTGAAGATGTCTTTAAGAAGCATACCACAAAGAAATACTTAACTAAAGATCAAAATAGGCAGAAATTATTCCCACACATTAAAGACATATTAAAAGCTCCAGACGAAGTTTGGTACAATGAACACAAAGTCGGAAAATTTCAAAGTAAGTATTTAAAATTTTATAAAGATAAAGTAATAGTGATTGATTGTGAATTAAATGAGAAACAAGGATTAAAAATAAACACTTGGTATGAATTAAAGATTGATGAAAAGAATATTAGAAAAGGATTTAGAGTCAAATAAAAAAGTTTTGAAACTTAGGCCGTCTAAACCTGTTAATGCAAGCCGCCTCTATTCCTGACTACTTAATTTCATCATTATTAATGCAAGTTTCAAAACTTAACCACAAATATACAAAAACATAATAATATGGCAAGCACCAAGCTAACTATGCTGATAGACATGAGCACCAAGCTTTTCAACAACAAGTTGGGGCAAATGCAAAACAAATGGTCAAAATCCATTGACACCATGGATTCTAAATTTGGTAATTTTATGAATAAAGTTCCCAGATTAGGGGGTATGATGGACAAACTACGCACGCCTATTACTGCTTTGGGAATAGCCGCTGTAGGTCTGTTTGGAACTATGGCCGTCAAAGGAATGGATTCTGCAAGGCAATTTGATGAATCATTTACGCCCATTCGAAACCTAAATTTGGAAAAGCCTAAATCTGAATTGGATTCATATAGGAACAAAATCAGGGATGTAGCTTTTGAAGTTGGAACAAACTTAAAAGAGTCCACAGAAGCCATATTCGATCTTCAAAGTGCAACCGGGATATTTGGGGATGATGCCATCGCCATTTTTAGAAAAGTGGGTATCTACTCTTTGGCCACTGGTGCAAATTTAAGTGACGCAATGAACTCTACGACCAAAGCAATGAAGGCGTTTGGTTTAGGCGTGGACGATATAGACAAACTCTTAGAATCCAATGCAAAAGCCGCCGCAGTGGGAATTACCACTTTTGATGATTTGGCAAAGGTGCAAACTGTATTTGCGGGTTCTGCTAGTGCTGCAGGTCAAGAAGTAGATACTGCAAATAAAGTTTTTGCCATGTTTACATCAATCGCTAAAAACTCCGAAATCGCCTCACAAATGACTAAAACGTTCTTTCAAGGTTTAGGTATGCAGGCTGAAAACTTTAAAGAAACTTTGAAAATAGATGTTTTTGATAAAAACGGAATGATGCGTCAAGCGGATGATATTTTGAAAGAAATAGGCGGTCGATTTAAAAACATGAATGACAAAGAAATCACTGAAGCAATCAATAAAATTGGGGGACCTGAAGGTTTACGAGGGGCTTTGGCTAAAGTAAGTACTGGGGCTGAAGATATGATTAGCGTTTTTGAGTCATTTGACAGCATGAGTTTTAGCATGTCAGATGCTATGAAAAACGCTGAGGGTGATATCAATATAATGAAAAAAATATTCCACGATCGTTTGGAAACCTTGCTTTCAAAATTTGGTGAAAAGTTTTTTCCCATGATTGCAAAGGTATTTGACAAATTAACTCCAGTTTTACAATGGTTGTATGAGAATTTTGATGCTGTGGCCATTGGAGTAGGAGCATTAGCGTCTGTTTTTGGGGTTTTAACTGTTGCGGTTTGGGCAAACAATATAGCGTTGCTAGCCAATCCAATTGGGATTATTGTGGCGGCTATTATTTTGTTAATTGGATGGGTAACTATAGCTGTGAAGAAATATGACGAGTTTGGAGCTGGCATGTTAGCGCTTCTTGGCCCTGTTGGTTACCTCATTTCTTTTATAAAAACACTATACGACCATTGGGAAAGTGTGAAAAAAGCTTTTGAAACCGAAGGTATGATAGCTGGTTTAAAAAGATTAGGACAAGTCATTCTTGGCAGTCTTTTGCATCCGCTCGAACAGCTTTTAGAACTGCTTTCAAAGCTCCCTGAATCTATGGGTGGTGCCAAATTTGCAACAGCCGCTCAAAACATACACACTCTCAGAGAGAAAATGAATGTAGTCACACCTCCCAAAACAGAAGATGAGAAATCCAATGATGAAAAGAAAAGCCTTTACGATCCTGAATCTGTGTTTGGCGATGGAGCTACTGGAAAAGGAACGGGAACTAAATCGGGTAAAGAAAAGTTAAAAAACGAAGTCAACAAAGTAACCGGTGATGCACGTCAATCTAAAAACATCACAATCACCATTGATGCACTGAATAAAGGAGGTATCAATATGAACGGAAGCAGCACGCAGGGAATGAGTCTTCAAGATGTGGAAAACTGGTTTAATGAGGCCATGATGCGAATCATGCGAAATGCTGAACTCTCATAAAATGGAACACATAGTAATTGATAATGACGTTTTCAAGAAAATGCACAAAGCTTTAGGTACAGGCTGGACAAATAGAATGTCCAGTGAATTTGGGATTGTAGCCGTCAATTTCTCCAAAGAAAGATTCCGGAGAAAAGATTGGCAAAACCAAGTGCATGAACCTTGGAAACCAAGAAAGCGAAAAGATCGGGGTTCTTTGATGGTTCGAACAGGGAGGCTGAAACGATCGATAAAGAAGATCTCAAGCGGCACAGGCTATGTAATCATTGGTACTGATGTTCCGTATGCTAAGATTCACAATGAGGGCGGAAAAACCACCAAAACAGTGTATGTGAAAAAGCACACCCGCCAAAGAGGAGGCAGAAATTCCAAATCCCAAGGCAAATCAATGATTGAGGTGAAGTCACATAGTAGAAAAATGAATTTGAGTC